ACGACGTCGCGCCGTCCGTGAAGAGCGAGATGCTCCTGCGCTTTGCCCAGACCGTATCCGCCCTCGTTGGCTCCGCGGCCTGCACGAAGAAGCAGCTCTACGCGCTCTGGACCATGCTCTACCCTGAGAGCGATCCCGGAAAGTACGAGGACTTCATCACGGGCATCGCCGAGATGGCCGTCCACAAGGCCTCGCTCGGCTCCGATCCGATGTCCATCGTCGAGGACTTCTCGGCCAAGGGCGACAAGAAGACGGGGGACGAGGCATGAGCCGGAGCATGGCGAAGAGGGTCCGCCAGCGCCTCGATGAGAAGCGCGCCGCTCGGATCACCGACTACATCGATTTCAACCAGCTCGACCGCGAGATCGTCTGCGTAGCGATCGACGCGGCGGACTCGAAGGATACGAAGGGCCGCGTCGCCTTCGAGGCCGGTCGCCCTGTCGCCTACTCTGACCCCGTCCACTTTGTTGACGGCCGCTGGATATTCGCCGGGAAGAAGCCGGGCGATATGCCTAGGATCCGCCCGGCCTATGTTCCCGCCTGCGCGATCGTCGGCCCCCTCCCTGAGGCGTCGACCTCCCTCCGGCGGAGGCCCGCATGATCTTCACCCCGACCCTCGCCCTCCTCACGCTCGAGCCCGTAGCGAACGACGCGGCGGCCGACATCACGACGCACAAGGAATACGAGGCCCGCCTCCGCGCCGCCCGCGCGCGCGCCGCCCGCATGGACCAGGCCGCCCGGCGCCAGCTCATCGACGTCTACCTCGAGGCTGCAAAGGAAGCGGCGGCCGTCGTCGAGCGCTCCCTCGAGCGCGGCCTCTCCTCCCTCACGGTCGCCCGCTGGCAGGCCCTCGAGCGCGAGCTCAAGGCCGCGGCCGATTCCATCGCCCTGGGGACGGAGACCGTCGCCCGGGCTCTCGTCGGCCAGGCCGCCCCCCTCTTCCCCGAGATCGACGCCGATTTCATCTACGGCAGCGCTCGCAAGGCAGGAGCCGAGAAGCTCATCACCCGCAAGGGCCTCGAGCGCCTCATCGCCTCGACGTCGTCCCAGGTCGTCGCCTCCCTCTCCTCCCGCCTCTGGAGCGACGGACAGACCTTCAGCGAGCGCGTCTGGGGCGGCGCCGGAGTCCGGGGAGATTGGCTCGAGCGCATCCGCATGACCGTCGCCGCGGGCATCGCCCAGGGCCGCGACCCCGTGAAGATCGCCCGCGACATCCAGGTCTATACCGCCGGCGGGAAGATCGCTCTGGCGCAGCGCTGGGGCGGCCTCAAGCGGGGCACGGGGGAATTCTCCAAGCGCCTGCCCTCGCGCCTCGACTACCGCGCCGTGCGCCTCGTCCGCTCCGAGCTCTACGCCTCCCTCCAGGACGCCGCCGTGCTCTCGGGCGAGGCCAACCCGGGCGGCAATGGGCTCTACGACTGGGTGTTGTCGATCGGGCGCGAGGCTTGGCCGTGCGAGTGCGCGGACCTCGCCTCGAGCGGGCCCTACACGAAGGACGCGCTCCCGACCTACCCGCACCCTAATTGTATGTGCTCGGTCCAGCCTCATCTTCGCGATCAAGCAGTCTTCCTCGCCGACCTTAAGCGATGGGCTAAAGGCGAGGACGTCGACTATCTCGATTCATGGTACGCGGGGCCCTATCGGGCCGCCGCGGCATAGGAGGGCGCGATGCTGAAATCGAGGGTATGGAACGACGGAGCCCCCGAGGGGATCGTCGTTCTCAACTACGCGAAGTCCGGAGCGCCGGCCGTTCGGCTTCCCTCGCAGGAGGAGATCCCGACGCTCGTTCCGAACGAGATCATGGCCGAGCTCATGCGGGGGGATTCTGACCCTTGCTATTCGGTGGAGGCGATTGCCTTCCCCGCAGTAGGTAATGGGCTTCGCTACGGTTCCCGCGGAATCTATGAGCGGAAGTTCTTCGATTCGGTCGCGAACGTGCTGAAGAAGCGCGCCATCCCCGGATCGAAGTTCGGGCATGAGTGGAGCGGAAAGTGCTCGGATGACTTCTTCCTCGTAGGCATGAGCGTCGTCGCGAATGCCGACGATCCGAAGTCTGGATGGGTCTACTTCAAGCACTACATCCCGCTAGTGGGATATACGACCCCGAACGACGGACTCCGCCGGAATGCGCGGATCCACAACATCAGGTACTCCATCGTCGCGAAGCCCGAGTACACCGTGAAGACCGGGACGGATGGTGTAGAAGAGTACCGCATAACGGGCACGCTCGGCTCCGAGCGGAACGACGCCGTCGACGAAGGCGCCATGAATCAAGTAGTTAACTCGGCTTCTAGCCTCGACATCGATGCCGCTCGCGCGCTCATCGAGAACGGGGCTTTCGATAAGGACACGAACGTCGAAGGAGATCCCGTCCAGAACGGCGTCGTCTATCGTTCCGCGCTGAGGCGACTCGCTTCCCGCGCTAACGAAGAGGATCGCGCCGCGCTCGGCGAGCTCATCTCCGCGATCGACAACAAATCCAAGAACGGGAGGAAACCAACCGTGGACAAGGACGAGGCTCTGAAACTGCTCTCCAACCTCATCAAGAACGGGTCGGAGAACAAGCAGGACATCGCGAAGGCTCTCGGGATCGAGACCCGCAGCGAGTCCGACGTCGCCAACGCGGCGACGGTCGAGACCATGAAGAACAAGCTCGGCGACAAGCCCTTCGAGAAGCTCGAGGCGATCCTGACCGAGAACGCGGCCAGCTCCGAGCTCAAGGTCGAGTCCGCCGTGCGCGAGATCGCCGGCGACAAGATGCTCAAGAACGCCGCGGCCCAGGACGTCGTCAACCCGGCGCACGCCTACGCCGCCAAGGCATGCAAGGGCCTGTCGGGAGAGGCGCTCAAGAACGCGGTCGAGGAGCTCAAGAAGGACCAGGTCCTCATCACCCTCAACGCACAGCGCGCCGACGGCAACTCGGCGCTCTATAGGGTCGAGGCGGGCGGCGCGAAGCCGACCGTCGCGAAGAACAGCGGGGACGACATCCCCACGATCCACGTCGGGGCCAAGGAGTAAGCCATGGGCAGCACCGTCTACATCAACAAGGAGGCGTCGGATAGCCTGCGCCTCGTCAATACCACGGGCGTCGCGCTCGTCGCGGACGAGTTCACCGTCATGCGCGGCAAGGGCCTCGTGGCCCTCGAAGCGATCGCGAGCCTCGCCTCGGGCGCGCTCGAGAACACCTACGATACCGAGTTCCAGGTCGCGGACTTCGATACCGGCGAGGATGCTTTCGCTTCCGCCGATCTCGAGGTCTACTTCGACCCGACCTCGAAGAAGTTTTCCAACGCCGCCACGGTCGGCCACTACCTCGTCGGCTACTCCAAGGCGGCCATATCCGGCGGCGTCCTCGATGTCATCGGCTGCGACCCGATCAAGGTCGTCAACTCCGTCGCGACCCTCGCGGCTTCGGTCGCGGATCTGGCCGTGGACGCCGAGACCGCCCAGGCCTGCATCCTCGTCCCCCTCGGCGCGATCAGCCAGGAGGACGGGACCGCCCTCACGAAGCAGGCGACCACCGTCGCTGGCTTTGCCCAGCTCGCGGACAAGGAAGTCGTCATCGACATCCCCGTGAACTGCACGGCCGGCGAGTCGCTCCAGTTCACCGTCCCCATCCCGCAGGACCTCGACGACGCCAAGGACATCACCGTCCACGTCCTCGCGGGCAAGGCCGCGAACCTCGACTCGCTCACCCTGGACTGCGAGGTCTACCCCTGCGCGGTCGGCGACACGGCGAACGCGGACATCCAGGACACGGCGGCCCAGGCGCTCACCCAGGCGGCCTCCGAGCTCGTGTTCACCTGCGGCGCCGACGGCGTCCTCCCGGCCCCCGGTACTCTGTCCGTCGTCCTCGCGGTCGGCGGAACCAACGACGGCGATGCCGTCTACATCAACGGCGCGTGGGTCGAGTATTCCCGCGTGATCCTGACGGCGTAAGGAGAAGAAGGACATGAAGATCTACAATAGCGCCACTATCAGCGAGGAGCGCTCGGAGAAGGCCAAGGCGGTCAACACCGCCTACGGCTTCCGCGGCTCCAGGAAGGCCAACCTCGAGGGCGGGCGCGAGCTCGCGCTCCGTTTCGAGGTCGCGGCCAATGCCGAGGACATGGACAGCCTCAGGCACCGCATCATCTCGAACCACACCCAGGCCGAGCTGCAGCAGATCCTCGCGAACGCCGCGAGCGCCCCGGCCACCGCCGACCTCGAGGCCTTCTTC